CATTGCAACAAGAGCGCGAAGCATTTGATGCCCGTGTTAAGTCTTTCCAAGACAGAGTTGCATCACTGAGCGTTTAAGGTATATTAACGGCACTAGCGCCGACCGCTAGGGATTCTTCGGAATCAAAATGGAAGAAAACGAAGTACCAGCGGTAGAAATACCCGCGCCGGAACCGGAAGCCACGGCAGCACCGGAACCCGAAGTAACTGAAGCGCCGGAACAGCCTAAGACTTTCTCGCAAGAAGAAGTTGATGCGCTGATTGGCAAGCGGCTGGCCCGAGAACAGCGCAAATGGGAACGCGAGCGCGCACCTGCGCCTCAAATTGAAGCTCCACGCGACATCCCGCCGCCTGAGCAATTTGAATCTGTTGAAGCGTATGCCGAAGCACTGGCAACGCGCAAAGCAGAGGAAATGCTCAATCGACGCGAAGCCGACAGACTTCAAGCTGAGATGCTGGAAGCGTTTCATGATCGTGAGGAAAAGGCTCGGGAAAAGTACGACGACTTTGAACAAGTCGCTTACAACCCGAATCTGCGAATCACGGAAGTGATGGCTCAGACGATTAAGGCTTCTGATGCTGGCCCCGATGTAGCCTACTACCTTGGGACTAACCCGAAAGAAGCAGATCGTATTTCCCGTTTGACCCCGTTTCTTCAAGTGAAGGAGTTGGGAAAACTTGAAGCCAAACTTGCTGATAACCCGCCCGTTAAACGTACTTCATCCGCGCCGGCGCCTATTTCGCCGGTAACTGCTAGGACAACTGGATCACCTGCATTCGATACTACCGACCCGCGCTCAATCAAGTCCATGTCGACTTCGGAATGGATTGAAGCAGAACGGGCACGGCAGATCAAAAAGATGCAGGCCAAACTTCGTTAAGGAATCAAAGTGGCAAATAGTATTCTTACCATCGACATGATCACGAGGAAGGCTCTCGAAATTCTCGAGAACAACCTTGTGCTTACCCGCAACGTGAACCGTCAGTACGACGACAGCTTTGCTGTCGAAGGTGCCAAGATCGGTTCCTCACTGCGTATCCGTCTGCCCGACCGTGCGCTGGTGACTGACGGTGCCGCCCTGCAAGTGCAGGACGACAACGAGCAGTTCACCACCCTGACCGTTGCATCGCAAAAGCACATCGGCGTGAACTTCACGACCGCTGAACTGACGATGCAGTTGGACGACTTCGCTGAACGTGTTCTGAAGCCGCGTATTTCGCAACTTGCATCGAGCATCGATGCTGACGTTGCCAACGCATACAAGAACATCTTCGCGTCTGTCGGCACTCCCGGCACCACCCCCGGCACTTCACTGGTTCTGCTGCAAGCCCAGCAAAAACTGAACGAAGCCGCTGCCGTCATGTCGCCGCGCTACGCCACCGTCAACCCCGCAGCCAACGCTGCACTGGTTGAAGGCATGAAAGGTTTCTTCAACCCCACCGACACCATCAGCGCCCAATTCAAAAACGGCATGATGGGCACTGGCGTGCTGGGCTACAACGAAATCAACATGTCGCAGTCGATCAAAGTGCATACGAATGGCGACTGGGGTACGGCGATCACTTCGACCAACACCATCAGCGCGCAGGGCACCACCTCGCTGCCGATCAGCTTCACTGGTTCCAGCAAAACTTGGAACGTGGGTGATGTGTTCACCATCGCTAACGTGTTTGCGGTCAACCCGCAGACCCGTGAGTCCACCGGCTCGCTGCAACAATTCGTTGTGACTGCCGCTGCGACTGGTTCTTCGACGGCCACCCTGTCGATCAGCCCCGCGATCTACACTTCGGCTTCGGCACTGGCTACGGTCAATTCGTTCCCGCAAGCCTCCGCTGCTATCACGATGCTTGGCTCGGCTGCGACTCAGTACCCGCAGAACCTTGTGTATCACAAGGATGCAATCACCTTCGCCACCGCTGACCTGCTGATGCCCCAAGGCGTGGACATGGCTTCGCGCCAAGTCCACAACGGCATTTCGATGCGTATTGTTCGCCAGTACGACATCAACAATGACCGTCTGCCTTGCAGGATTGACGTTCTGTACGGTTACTCAACAATCCGCCCGCAAATGGCTTGCCGTATTTTTGGCTAATATTCAAAGGACTTTTAATTATGGCACTCCCTAACGGCGCTGGTGGATATCAGGTTGGCGATGGCAACATCAACGACCCATTTATCGACTTGATTGATGTTCCTGTCTCGGTTACTACAGCCGCGACCCTGACCGCTGCACAAGTTCTAAACGGTCTAATTTTGGCAAACAGCGGCATTACTGCCGCCTCAGTGACTTACACGCTGCCGACAGTTGCTGACTTGGAAGCTAGGCTCATCAATTCTGATCGAATTGGTACTACGTTTAGCTTCCGAGTGGTTAACCTTGGTACGTCTTCTGCTACTGCCATCATTGCGGCTGGTACTGGTTGGACAATCACGGGTTCGCTTACCATGACCATTCCCGTTACGACCGGCGCGCAACTTGTTGCCCGCAAATCGGCGGATGGTGCGTGGACTCTGTACCGCGTAGCCTGACGCAATACGGGGGGCTTCGGCCCCCCAACTCTAAGAGGAACAATTATGCCAAACACCAAATCAGTTGGTGTTGCGTTTAGCGATCCTGAGTTGACGGCAGGCACTACGATTACGGGCGCAGTTATTGACTCAACGTCAAAAATTGCATCTAACGTTGCCAGCGGTTTCTCAGAAATGATGCAAGGCGCAACAATTGCCACCACTGGCAACAGTGATGTGTATGTGATTGCAGATGCCGCCGGAGTTTTAACTTCTGCGCGTTTCTCAGGCACGGATGCTCTTGCTGCCAGCGACACAAACTACATCACCTTTACTATCACCAATTTGGGGCTTGCTGGTTCCGGCACGGCGACCATGCTTGCTGCTACGGATGCCAACACAACCAAAACAACTGGTGGTACGGCACTTGCAGCTAACACTTTGCGGACGCTAACGCTTAACGGCACCGCGTCAAACTTGGTTGTTGCTGCTGGGGATCGTATCCGCGCCCGCGCAGCCGTAACTGGAACTCTTGCTAACACGGTGACGTTTCCAGTCTACAATTTGATTTATAGCGTTTCGTGATTTAACGCGAAGGCTGAGAAAAGGGGGGCCAAGTTGCCCCCCTTTTTTCTTAAAGGATTGCTATGACAACAGCCAGTGACCAAATCTATGGCGCGCTGCGGTTAATCGGTCAGCTTGCCGAAGGTGAAACGCCTTCTGCGGCTACAGCGCAAGATGCGCTGTTTGCCATGAATCAAATGATCGACTCTTGGAACACAGAGAGGCTTGCGGTTTACTCTACGCAAGATCAGGTGTTCACCTGGCCTGCTAACCAGCGTAGTAGAACGTTAGGCCCAACTGGCGATTTTGTTGGCGACCGCCCAGTGTTGCTTGAAGATTCAACCTACTTCCGCGACCCCGCTACTAACGTGTCGTATGGTGTTAAACAGGTCAATCAGCAACAATATAACGGCATCGCGGTCAAGACGGTCACCAGCACCTACCCGCAGATTATGTGGATCAACATGGAGATGCCGGATATCGACATGTACGTCTATCCGGTGCCAATCCGCGATCTTGAATGGCACTTTATTTCAGTCACTAAGCTGACGCAGCCTGCAAGCCTGTCTACTACGCTGTCGTTCCCGCCGGGGTACATGCGCGCATTCAGGTACGGTCTTGCGTGTGAAATCGCGGCTGAATTTGGCGTTGAGCCGTCACCCCGCGTTTCGCGTATTGCTGACATATCAAAGCGCAACATTAAGCGTATCAACAACCCCGAAGACATCATGGCGCTGCCGTACAGCCTTGTCGGCACACGCCAACGCTTTAACGTCTACGCTGGCAACTACTGATGAAGACCCCGATTCTCGGAGCAAGCTACGTTGCTCGCAGCGTCAACGCTGCGGACAATCGCATGGTCAACTTGTTCCCCGAAGCTGTTCCCGAGGGTGGAAAAGAAGCGGGGTTTTTAAGTCGGGCACCGGGGTTGCGGTTGCTTGCCACCGTAGGCACGGGGCCAATTCGCGGCCTGTGGTATCACAACAATTTTTTGTACGTTGTGTCGGGGGCGCAGTTTTATAAAGTTACCTCGGCATACGCCTCATCACTGCTAGGTGTTGTTGCGGGCACTGGGCCTGTCAGCATGGTAGACAACGGCACGCAGATTTTCATTGCTGCCGGTACGACTTCATACATCTACAACACCGTCACTAATGCGTTTGGCGCAATCTCTGACCCTGATTTCCCCGGCGCAACGCAAGTCGGCTATCTCGATCAATACTTTGTCTTCATCGAACCCAACTCGCAAAACGTATGGGTTACCAGCATTTTGGACGGTACGTCCATTGACCCGTTGGATTTTGAGGAAACTGCTGGATCGCCCGACAACCTAGTCGGCATGATTGTTGACCACCGCGAGGTTTGGCTGTTTGGTCAAAACTCAGTTGAAGTTTGGTACAACGCTGGCAACCCTGATTTCCCGCTTAGCCGCATCCAAGGCGCATTTAACGAGATTGGTTGCGCGGCTACTTTCTCGATTGCCAAGATGGACAACAGTCTGTTTTGGCTTGGCGCAGACGCTCGGGGCCAAGGGGTAGTGTACCGAGCCAATGGGTATTCAGGGCAGCGCATCAGCACGCACGCTGTCGAATGGCAAATTCAGCAGTACAGCACTATCTCGGATGCCATCGGCTACACCTACCAGCAGGACGGCCATTCGTTTTACGTTCTGACGTTTCCCACCGCAGACAAAACGTGGGTTCTCGACCTTACGACAAATTCTTGGCATGAACGAGCCGGATATGATTCGACTACGGGCATGTTTACTCGCCATCGCAGCAACTGCCAAGCCGCGTTCAACAACGAAATAGTTGTAGGCGACTACGCCAACGGTAATCTTTACGCATTTGACCTAGAAGTTTACGACGACGACAGTCAGACGCAGCGTTGGCTAAGGTCATGGCGCGCTATTTCTCCGGGCGACAACGACCTTAAACGAACCGCTCACCACTCGCTGCAATTGGATTGCGAAACGGGTGTAGGTACAGCAATTGACAGAGTAACTATAAGTCTTCTTACCGAAACAGAATTAGACTTGTTGGCTGAATCGGGGGCACCGCTTTTAAGTGTGGATACTTCTGCAACTGCTTCCGCCGACCCGCAAGTTATGCTGCGTTGGTCAGACGACGGTGGACACACTTGGTCAAGTGAGCATTGGCGCTCAATGGGTAAAATCGGGCAATATGGTTACCGGACAATATGGCGCAGGTTGGGTATGACGACTAAGCTGCGTGACCGAGTGTACGAAGTCTCGGGCACCGATCCAGTAAAAGTCATTATCATCGGCGCGCACATCGACGCAAGCCCAACTAATGCCTAGTCCTTCTACTCTCATCACCCCGCCGCGAGTCGAATTTATCGACCAACGGTCGGGGTTTGTGTCGCGTGAGTGGTATCAATTTTTTCTCACGCTATTTCGGCTAACGGGAAGTGGACAAAACACCACATCGTTAGAGGACTTGCAAGTCGGGCCTAGTTTTCAAAATCTGTTCCCCGCCGAAGATAACGTACTGCCTTTGGCTAGTACGGAATTGCAGGCGCAGATTTCCGCGTTGCAAAACGAGCTTGAAGCTCTTGCGTTAGTGCCCCCGCGTCCCGAGCCTGTCAGCCTGCACTACGCATCGTTCTCCGATACAACGTCACAAAACGCCGCTGTTATCAATACGGCTTACGCGATTACGTTGAACACTACAGACCTCGCCGAAGGCATCCGTATCGGGTCGCCTACGTCCCGAGTTATTGTCAACGACGCGGGGGTCTACAACTTTCAGTTTTCCATTCAAGCAACCAGTACGTCTGCGTCCGGCCATTACATGTATGTGTGGGCGCGAGTCAATGGTGTTGATGTCCCCAACTCTGCAACCCGAGTAGAATTTAGAGGGTCGGGCAACGATAAAGTGCTGGCTTGGAACTTCGTTTTGCAAATGGCTGCAAACGATTATTTTGAGTTGATGTGGAGCGTAGACGATACCCGCGTCAGCATCACATCGTTGGCAACCATTCCTCCTGCCCCTGCCATCCCTTCCGTCATTCTTACAGTTTGTGAGGTCACGATATGACCGTATCTTTGTCCCTGTTAGCCGGTAGCGGTTGGCAATTTTTCGACAACAGCGGCGACGTACTGACCGGCGGGCTGTTGTATTCCTATACGGCGGGCACAACCACCCCCGCCGCTACCTACACCAGCGTTACCGGGCTGACCGCTAACAGCAACCCCATCGTGCTGGACGCAGCGGGGCGCGTGCCAAATCAAATTTGGCTGACTGACGGTGCTGGTTACAAGTTCCGGTTGGAAAACTCAGTCGGCACGCAGATAGGCTCTTGGGACAACATCACTTCGCAGAACACTGCATCAATTGGCTATCTGCGTGCC